GGGGTCGAGCTGCTTGGGCGCGGCGGCGTATTCCAGTGCGTGCTCCTTGTCCTTGTCGCGCATGCGTTTGAGCGCGTCGTAAGTGGCGGCATGAATGCGTAACTTGAGGGCGCTCTTTGCGAGTTCGGAAACGCCGAAAGCATTGGTGCCGGCGGTATGGCTGCTCTCGTCCTTGTCGTCGCGCGGCGTTCCGAGTTCGCTGCTCGCGTTGTGGCGTGCCGTTGTGAGGAACTCGTCGACGCGCTTTTGGCGTTCCTCGGCGATGAGTCCGCCGCGGCCGTCGTCGCCTTGATACTTGAGCCGCAAAGCCGCTTGCAAGCGCAAATACTCCTCTTCGGAGATGAGTTTGCGGGTGTGGAGTTCGGAAAGCACCTTCATCTCCTCTTGGAAGAGTTCGCCGGCGGACTTTTTGAGATACTCGTTTCGGAGCTGTTTCACCTTCTCTTGGTACTTCCGCTCTCGTGCGAGTCGCTGCTTGTTGTCCTCCTCCTGCAGTGCCGCGGCGGCCTTCTCGTAGTCGTCGACGCGCCCCCACTGCTTGTAATAGTCGGCTCGGGCTTTGAGGTGCTCGAGTGTGAGGCGGTCGCGCTGCTGCTCGTACTCCTCGGTGGTGATGAGCCCCTCGGCCTCTTTGTGTTCCAGCGCGTCGAGTTCGGCTTTGTGGCGCTTGTCGATTTCGGCAATCGACCAGTCCTCGGTGCGCTTCTTCTCCTTGTCGGCGTGCTTGTTGAGCTCGTCCTGCCACTTCTGCCGCTGATCGAGATTGCGGGTGTAGAAATCGCGCTTGCGCTTGAGGGCTTGTTCGTCGTTCTTCGCCACGGCGTTGTTGTACTCCTCGGTGGTGATGAGCCCTTGTGCGAACTGCACCTTGAGCTTGTCGTTGGCTTCGCGGTGCTGCTTGTCTACCTCGACGATGAACTTCTTGCCGTCTTCGAGTTCCTTCTTCTTGAGTTTGTCTTCCTTCGAACCTTTCTTCTCGTCGGTGGTGCCGTGGGGCGTGTAGGTGCCGCTTCCGGTGTCGTCGGTGGAGAAGTCGGTGGCCTTCTGATTGATGAGTTTGCCGTAAAAGTTCTTTACCTCGTTGTTCCCTTGGACAAAGTTGTTGAGCTGATTGATTTGCTTGGTGGTTTCGTTCAACTCGGTTTGCGCGGAATTGAGGGCGTCGACTTGCTCATTTAACTCCCGTCGTTTTCTTAATAGTGAATCGTTGGCTTCCTGGCTACCCATCCCATCCCGAACAGAACCAAAGGAACGTTTTATCGACTTATATTCCGGCTTTTGCATTTCCCGCTCTACGGCTCGGATGTTATATTTCTTTCGGTCGACTGTCATCTGCTGCTCAATTCGTGCCTTTTGCAGTTCCACCAGCTTATCGTAGGCGGCTTCAGCCAGGGCTTTGTTTTGCAATGATCGGATATAATCAGCAATCGCCTTGGTGTTGCGCTCGGTCAATTTCCCCTCTTTGGTCAATGAGGCGTGATAGCCCGGTACCATCTTTTGCAACTGCTCAATCGCTTTGCGTCGGGTGTCGTATGCTTCATTGCTGTTGCGAATGATTTGGTGGAGTCGTTTGACGACCTCGATCTCCTCGGTGGCTTTCTTCACGGCCTCTTTCTGCACGTCGTTGAGCACCGAACGTTTCTGCGTCAACTCTTCGGTCTTTCGTGTAAACGTGATGATCAGTGTAACCAAAGCGGCGATACCTGCCAGTAGCAAACCGATGGGATTGGCCGCCATGGCTCGATTGAAGATGATTTGTGCGACCGCCGCTCTTTCGGTGTTCAACGTCACGAGTGCCAGCAGCGCATTCCATGCCATGATAGCCGTCATTTTTATGGCCGTCCACATGGCCGCTGCTTTGTCTGCAACAAGATTCAGCGCTTTTGCCACCCAAAAACGTTTCTCCCATGCGGTTGTAATGATCAGTCCGGTCGTATAAGCCGCCATGGCTACGCCCAAAGTGATGAGGGCTCTTTTGTGCTCTACGGCGAACCGAATAGCATAGAGCAGCGCCTTTGCCATGAGTCCGGTGGATGAAACCATGTGTTTGACCACGGGCTCCAAGTGTCCACCCAGTTCGACGGCCAAATCTTTGTAGGCCTTCTGCGCTTTTTCGAGCTGTGCCTGCACGGTGGAGTTGGCCGCTTCGGCTTCCTTGGTGGCCGATGTGTGTTCCAAGAATGCGAGTGCTGCCTGCTGCTGCGTGGCTTTGAGGTTGTCGAGCCCGTTGGCCAAAGTTGCGAGCGTCTGCGTCACTCCCGATCCCGAAAGCTTCATCTCCTCGAGCATGGGCGCGATGTTCTCCAAAGAGCGTGCGTCTTTGAGCGCGCCGATAAACTGCAAGAGTGCGGCGTTGGCGTCGGTCTTGACGAGTTCGGTGAATTTCTTCACGTCGAGTCCGGCGGCCTTTGCCATCTTGGCGGGTCGTCTGTAGATAGCCGTCAATACGTTCTGCATGGCGGTGGCGCCTTTCTCGACGCCTACCATGCCCTGATCCAAAACGGCTGCAATCGAAGTAAGATCAGACTGTGCGATTTTGGCTGTGCTGCCGATACTGGCCAAACGCGCGGTGAATTCCAAAAGATAGGGCTCAGATGCCGACGACGACTGTGCAAGTTCGTTGATGACAGACGCGGTTGCGAGCATACCGTTCTTGAGTCCCATGGCACGCCCCTCGCTGAAAAGCTGTGTGAGCTTACCGATGTTCTTCACGCCGTCCTCGCCCAAATCTTCACCCAAAGCGAGATTGATTTGGTTGGCGGCGTCTACGAAATCAAGAATGTCCTGTTTGCCGGTAATGCCCAAACGTCCTGCGTCGGCGGCTAAGTCGTTGAGTTTCTCTCGTGGCGTTCGGGTGTCGATCTTCTTGAACGCCTCGTTGAGTTCGTCCACCTCCTCTGCTGCCAGCCCGGTGTATTTCGACACGCCACTCATGTGCTCCTTCATGTCGGCGTACATGTTGACGAAACTACTCACCCACTGTTTCGCGTTGTCTAAGATCTCCATGCCGCCAGCAATGGATGTGATCGTTCCCATCCACTTGCTGCCGAAATCGGCGATTTTATCTCCAAAGCTCTTCTCTTCTTCTACTTCTTGCTGTGCGCGAATCTCCTGCAACTCTTTCTTGGCACTCTTGAGCGCCTCGGTGTAGGCGTCCCACTGTTCCGACCCGCGCTGCACGGCGCCCGAATTGAGCTCTGCATTGATTTGGCGAATTGTCTTTTGCAGCTCCTTCGGAGTCTGCTTGTCCATGCGGCGCAAACCTTCAGTGAGCGCCTGCACGCGGTTCTCGGAGCGCTCCAACTCTCGGGTGTTCTTTTTGAGTTCCGAGTTGATTTTCTTGATTGTCTCCATGGCGCGCTTACGTTGCGCGTCGGTGGAGCTACTGTCTTTGAGCACCTGTTCGGCGGTCTTTCGCTGTTGGTTGAGCTCCTCCACCTTCTTTCGAAGTTGCTCGATGTTCTCCTTGGCGTCGTTGTCGTTGACGTGGAGCTCGATAATCTTGATGTCCTTTTCTACCATAACCAAAAAATAAATGCGGTATTTTGACTCTTTGCGTCAAAGATACCGCGATTCGTAGGTTGCGCAAATGACAAAAACGGGCGTGTCAGTACGTTCCTATTCCGTGGGTTTTCGGCTCAAGTTGTCGAACACGCCGGCAAACGCCTTACCCACCTCGTTTGTAAGCTGTCTGTTGAGCACCTTTTTCGAGATCTCCCACGAAACGGAAAACCACGGTCGTTTCTGTCTCGGCTCCCCGAGCCCTCGTTGTGCGCGCACCACGGGGTCTAAAATTTTGAGGTCGCCGCCGTTGCCCCGGCTGTACCCGTTACCCGTGCCGGCGTCGACGTAAATGCCATATTCTACAAAGCGATAGGCCGCGTGCATGGAAAAGCCTTCGGCGTCGACGCTAAGCCCTTGCGCGTGCACGCTGTGCTGCAATGTGCCGGTGCGGTGGATGTCCATGGTCTGAATGCGATCTGTCCAGATCTTCACCATCATATCATGCCACTCTCGGGCAAAGGCGGTAAAATCTTTCTCTTCGGGTTGCTTCATGGCTCTTCGTTCCACTCTTCGGGGTTGTAAACGATACTCACCGGCTCGTCGACATAGAACATAAAGTAGAGCCCGGTGCAGTCTGTGAGGAAAATGCCGCCCATCTCGCGCGAACGGATGTTGTCCATCTGCACATACAAGCCTTCTTTGACGAAGAGCGGTGCGTCGTTGAGCAGTCCCGATTGGAACTGCCTAAGGAGTTCGCGGCAAATATCCATCTTGCGCTGTCGGTCTGTTTCGTCGTCGTGCTCGTAGCGCATGAGGAGAAAGACGGTGTAGGCCTTTCGTTTGAACCAGCCGCCGCTATCGCGAAAGGTGGCCTCGTCGCAAACGTCGTCGACGGCTACGAAATTGGCGTCCATGTCGTAACGGTTGAGCACGCTGTCCAAATGATTGATCCCAGAACAGGAGACGGTGCAAAATTGGTGGTCGGCTGCCATGCGATTGCGTCGGCAAAGCGCGGCGAAATAGTCGTGAAAATTGATCATGGTGGCAAACTGTTAGTCGGGTGTGTTGGGTTATGCCCAGTTGGATGAGGGGATAATAAGAGCACCGCCTCGGCGGGGGAACCGCTCGCAGCCTATATATAAGGTGTCCCATGCGTCTGAACCGTCGGTGCGTGTTTCGAGTCGGTCTTCCTCTGTCTCTGCGAGTTTCTCGCCACGCTTGTCTTTCTTACCGTTGTAGACGCCTGCCGATTGGAGCGAAACGAGGAGATCAGCACAATTTTCTTCGTTGATGTAGGGTGTGAGGTGTCCTTGTCCTTGGAAACCTCGGTTGATGAGTAGGTGCTTTTCGGCGTGATTCATGGGCTGCCCGATATAGACGCTCTGCACGCTGCGGCGGCGTTTTCTGAGGGTCTGTTCGATGACGCGGCGAAAGTCGATATCATTGACTGCGTAATTGGAGCCAATAGCGGTGCTGTCGTAATAGAACACGACTTCCTTATTGGGGCGGTTCTCGTAGTAGTCGCAAAAGTCGTTGACGAGTTCGACCAGTTTGCGCTCGTACTTGACGAAAAAACACTTGACGGTGTTCATGCGTCCCAGCTCTTCGTCGACCTGTCCCACCACCAGCCAGTTGATATTGCGATTGAAGTCGAACGCTATACACAGCGGTGCGTCGGGTATCAGGTCGTCGTCCACACGGCTGTCCACCTTTTCAAGTTCGGCGAATTGGTATTCCAGCGCGTCTAAATAGTTGAAGTTGGCCGCCGTGTACAAGTGCTCTTCTTTCATGGAGGAGTAGAAACCATCTTTGAGCAGACGAACGGGGCGGCAAAGCACGGACGTTTGAAAGACGAGCGGCGGTAAGTCGCGCTGCATTTGTCTGATGTATTGTTCTCCCAGCACTTCGATATTCTCCAGCGTCGAATAGGTGCGATAAAAAAGGGCGTGCTTTCGGAGTTCCGAAAGTTGTTGCTCAATGCGTGCCACGCGTTTGGGCAAATAGTCCGGCACGCTATCGACCCCGAACTGCTTGATTCGATTGAGGTGCTTCCAACGCTCGTCTCGTAGTGCCACAATCGCAGCGATGAGTTCAGGATCCATTTTGTCCTCGTAGTTGAGAAACCACGAGCCTTCTTTGGTAATTGGCATATCGGACGTAACGAGCATGCCATGGTGGAACGGACAATGGCCAAATTCTCGTTGCTGTCCGCGGTTGGCTAAGAATGTTTCGTCCTTGAGTCGTTCGAACTTGATAAACTTGGCCTCGTCAATGAAAAGGAAGTCAAAGGATTTCGAGTTCGATGTGCCTTTTCGGTCTTGGGAAATGATTTGGATGATCGAGCCGTTGTAAAAGGAGATGATATTCTCCCAGCTGTGCGGCTCAATCAGCGGTTTCTCCCAGCCTAAGTGCTTCGGTGGTCGCTTGCCTATCGTCCAATGCACGTCGCGCTTATAGCCCCAACTCTCCCAGTGCATTGTCATGGAGGGCAAAGTGTTAGTCATGGCGCGTATGGCATTGGGGGCTACATAGGCCGATGTGCTGCGCGGCATGGCCTGAATGACGTTGAGCGCCTGTGCGGCTTGCAACAAGCCTTTTCCGGTGCCGCGTCCGGCTACTACAATCGTGTCGCGCGCGCCTACGGCCAAACTCTCGCGCTGCATGCGGTTCATGTAGATCTTCATTTGCCGAATTTTTGAATCGTCTCTCTTGCCTCTCGCGCTTTGGCATTGAGTTCAGTCAGTGCCCTGTGCGTGTCCGTGTCCATCACCGCGGGTTCTTTCGTAATGTCGCCGCCTGTCAATGCGCGAATTTGCGCGTCGGTACTCTCTCTTTGCCGCTCTGCGGGTGAAAGATCGTCGAACTCCTCGGCGTCGGTCGGTAATCGCTTGAAGAGTTCGTTATATCGATTTGCGAGTTCGGCTTTCAGCCCCGTCCACCAAAAGATCACGGCATAGCGTTGCCCGGGCGAAAGTCGAATGTCGACGGCATACCCCTCTTGCTCGGTGCGATACAGGATTCTTGCCATCTGATCAAGCGGTTCGTCGGCTCGTGAAGACAACCAGCCTTGGAACAGGTTCTCGCAAATCAGGTAATCTCCAAATTTGAGTCGTCCGTCAAACAAATGCGCGTCCACCGCCTTGTACTTCCCGATCCGCTCGACTCGTATGGGCGTGTCGGGCGGGCTTTCTATCCACTCCAACGCTTCGGCCGCCTTCAGCAAAGCATGGGGAGAAAGCAGCGGCCAAATATCAGGGTTGGGGCGGTGGAAAGCAAAGCGGCGCAAAAAGCGCAACTGAATTTCTTCGGTCGTGAACTTTTCCGTTGCCATGAGCGCGCAAAGGTATTGCAGCTGCAAATCTGTGAGTGCAGTCCAGCCTTGAGGAATATGGGCTTGTACGGTCTCAGGAAAAAAAGAATGTGGGGTGGTCTGTTTCATTCTGATAAAAGCCGCTGTGTCGTGCTCTATAGGTTGCAGATCCAGTGTATTCGGGGAGGTGTTCGCCATAAAGGGCTAAGGACGCTCTTATATTGTCGACGGCTTTGGCTATTCCCCCGCCTACCATATCCTTTGCCATGAGAATGCGTCCTCGCTGCAAGATGACTTGGAGTGCCCGTTGTCGGGGTGAATCGTCGTCGGTGCGATATTCGCCGCCGTCTCTCAACCAGTCCAGCATGACCTCGTAGAGCTCGGGGGAAATCTCGTGGAGAACGCGAATACTCCCCTCGTGTCGTTCCGGTGCCAAACGGTTGTATTCACGCGCATAAACGTCTTGTTCCTCGCATGTCACCCCGTATTCTCTCAGCATGGTGGGGGTGAAAAGGAAACTATCCACCATTTTCCGTGCGGTGTGGGTCTTGTTCCAATCGGTGGTCAAAGCCAT